AAAATAGAACAACAATTATGATTGCAAAAATAGGAGATTTAATAGAGTGGTCATTTGATGACAGCGAAAACTACATTGACTTTTTTAAGGGTAAAACCTTTCAGGCAGAGGTAGCAATGATTGATAGTAAAGAACAAAACTACGGTGTATATGCAAGCTACGGCATGGATTACATATCATTCGATAAAGCAAAGATTGTTAAAGTAGGGAAAAAATAACCCTCCACTCCATTTTAAGCAAAAGCAAACCCCAAACAATGAAACTAGACGAAAAGCAAATAACCACATGGCAAGCTGTAAAAGTTGCCTATTGGAGTTATTTTAACTCAAAGAAATACGAAACACTTCGCAGCATGATGGATAAAGGATATTCATTTCAATATGCCTACGAAGTTATTAATCCAAGTAAATTTTAATATTAATCTCAAATTTTAGTTATGAAAAAGTTAATTGTTTTTTGTTTAATGCTATTTGTAGCAATAGTTGTACCTATTGTTTTAATAGCTCAAGATGTCGAACCTGTCGATGTCACCGGATTGGCTATTGATGCTTATTTCGTTACGTTGGCTGCATTTGCGGCAATCATTGTTCCGATAACTGCGCTTTTAAATCGAGTCTTTAAAATCAATGAGGGATTTGTAAAGCAGTTCCTAAGTTGGGGTGTATCTTTAATTTTAGCCTTTATAGCAAACATTATAGGTTTAGGTATTTTTGATGGGCTAGTCTGGTATGAAGTGACTTTATATGCCTTTGGAGGAGCATTAATAGCGAACGGTATATTTGATATAAACGTTATTAAACTCATTCTTGGAGCTATTGGATTAAACAAACCAAAGCCAATCGCATACAAAAGATAAAGATTGTTTGTTTCATGTTTTAGTTAGTTGAAAGCCTTACACCATGCCAAGTGTAAGGCTTTTTTTTGCTCTTTTCTATTTTAGGTAAAACACATTAGCTATGTCTAAAATAGAGGATATTATAAAGGATATTGCAAAGGTTGAGAAATTGGCCAATTCACTATCTGAAGCCAGCACGGGCGAAATTGCCAAAGTAGATGGCCCAAAAGCTTACCGTGAGGAGTATGAGGGTAAGCGTGACCGTAGGAATACAAGCCTCGAGCGTATACAGAAAGATAAGATAATAGGAAGCATTGAAGAAGGTACGCAGAAGATTCAGCCTGTAAAACGCTACGTTTTCAACTTTATGAAAAAGATAGTACGCTTTGCTGTTGCTATGCTGTTTGGTGGCGAGATGGTAATGGAGAGCGATGTTCAGGATAACGGTTTTGAGGACTTCAAACGGCTCTGGAAAAACAAGCTTAAGATGCAAAGCAAGCTAAAAGACTTTTGCAGAACCGTTAAAATTGAAACAAAAGCCGCTTTGATATTCTACGGTGTTGAGGTGAATGAAAAGAATCTAATAGGTTTTAATGAATCCAAAATAAACAACCTAATTAAAGCACGTTTAATATCTGCCGATAATGGCCGTTTTGCACCTCATTTTGATGATTACGGTGATATGGATGCGTTCTTATACCTCCGTAAGGAAATTAGCGAAGATAACGGCATATCAAAGCCTAAAGAAATTACCATATTTGATATATACACCGATGAATTTCGCATTCGTTATGAAAAAGAAGTAAGCGGATGGAAAGAACCTGAAATAAAAAATCATGGTTTTAGCGTTATTCCGGTAGTATATGCCGAACAGGTGGCGCCTGAATGGCAGGATGTATCCAGTTTGATTGACGGGTATGAGGTTCGCGTATCTAAATTGGGAGATGCAAACGATTATACGGGTGATCCTTTATTAATTGTTAGAGGGGATGCTAATTTACCCGAGAAACATCAAGTAGGTAAAGTATTATCATTTAAACCAGTTGAAAATTCAAATGGGAGCTTTGAATTTGGAGATGCTAGATACTTAACTCATGACCAACTGCCAGCAAGTAATAAGCTGGAGATGGATGTCCTATGGAATGGTATTCACTCCGGAACATCAACACCTGACGTTTCATTGAGTGCCATGGCCGGGCTAGGTAATATCGCAGCATCCTCACTTGAAATGCTATTTTTAGACCCAATACTGAAAGCCACAGATGACAAAGAGATATTCGACCCAGTTGTAAGCCGTTGCGTATCTATCGTAAAAAATGGCATGAAAAATATTGTTAATATTTCGGCATACAAAAATATAGATTCATACGACATATCCATTTCATTTAATTGGCCATTGCCCAGGAATGCAAAAGACTTCATTGAATTATTGGGTGCATCCGTTGAAGCTAAGACTTTAAGTCGAAAAACAGCCGTAGAAAAGCACCCTTTTGTAAAGGACGGAGCCGCTGAATTTATACAGATACAGGCTGAACAAAAAGATGAGCTAAAAAGTATGTACGGACAAAACAATGAAAGCTTTGAATAATGACTTTAAACCAACTATTTAAGCAATATGAGGATTTGCATAAGCTGGGTATTAATAAGCAAATAATATCAGTTAATAGGGCTTATTATGACTTATCTAAAGAGTTGGCACCACTACTTAAAAGCTGGAAGAAACCACGCCTTGCAAATGCCGGAGTGTGGACGGCAAACAAGCGCATCGAAAAACAGATTAAAATTCTAATTGACACATTTAGCAAGGATTTATTAAAGCTAATTGAACAGGAACAAATAAGGGGTTTCGATTTGGCCCACGCAAAGAATGATGACTTTGTAAAAGCATATATCAAAGGATTATCTATTTCCGAAATAGCCAAAACAAATGGATTGTTTACACGCAACTATGAGGCTATGCAAGCATTCCAAAAGCGTAAAATCAATGGTTTAGGCTTATCGGATAGGATTTGGAAAACAACGGAGGCCATAAAACCACAGCTTGAAATGTTTTTAGAAACAGGATTGGCAACCGGGCGAAGTGCCAAAGGCTTAGCAAGTGATATAAAAGGCTATTTGATTGACCCTGACAAACGATTTAGACGTATAAAAGACCCCGAAACAGGTAAGCTGATGTTATCTCAGCCTGCAAAGAAGTTTAACCCAGGGCCCGGCAAATATCGTTCATCCTATCAAAATGCTTTAAGACTCACGGCAACGGAAACTAATATGGCCTACCGTTATGCGGACCATATGCGATGGAAAGAGAATGAAGCGGTAGAAGGTATCGAAGTTCGTTTATCTGCAAGTCACATAATATATGACATTTGCGACCATATGCAAGGGTTTTATCCAAAGGGTTTTAAGTTTATAGGATGGCACCCTCGATGTTTCTGCTATGCCGTTCCGGTACTTATGAAAGCGGAGGACTTTGGGGATTATCTTTTAGGTGAAAGAAATCCGCAACCCGTAACAACTATACCTATTGCAGCAAAGCGGTATGTTACTGATATGACCGACCGCATTAAGAACTACAAAAGTACACCTTACTGGATTAAGGATAATTTTAAACTCTCCAAAGGGCAATTCCTGCCGCACCAAAGCATCATGAAAAAGGCAGCTTATGAAAATCTTTAATATCATTCCTTATTTAGAATCATTATAAATTAGCGTTTAAGGTAAAATACTTTAAACGCTTTTTTTGTGCTTAAATCTTACTTTATTGTTAAATATCGAATGATTCCGAATGGTTACCTAACCATTCCGAATGATTACCCAATGGTTACCTAAGGATTCAATAGGCTTAAAATGAACATAACGTTATTGACCAAAAACGAAAAATGCAAAGTGTTGTATATCAATATTCTAACGAATGGTTTAGAACCCTTCCGAATGGTTACCCAATGGTTCGGAAGCCTTTCGAATGTATGGCTTAAATAAGAAGTAGAAAGGGAAGTATAAAAAGAAAACACAAAAACACGCGAGGGGGTTTTGGGTGTGTTTTTTCAACTTTTTAAAAAGTTCTATTTAACGTTTTGATTATTGAAAACAGAACACTAAACAACTTTTGATGAAAATAAATTTGGTAGTTTAAAAAGTGTTTTGTATGTTTGTTGTGTCAGAATACCATAACAGATAGAGGGAGTAGAAAGCTACCCCACGGATTAAACGCAGTGGGTTTTTTTGTGCTCAAAAGTGGCCGTACATATGTTTTTGGAAAAGTTAAAAATATGCGGCGTATCTCCCGTCTTTAGTTTGTAATGAACTAAGGAAATCCCTCTTTCAAGTGGTGTTTTGACAACGGGTAAGGTGCGCCGTTTTCTGTGCCTGAAAATTAATGTCAAAACATCCATCATGATTAATCCAGAAAAAACCACACAATCGATTGAGTTCTTTATCGCTTCGCACGATGTAAAACTAACTAATCTAAAATTTTAGATATGAAAGATTTACAGATTTTCAAAAATAGTCAGTTTGGTGAAGTGAGAGTAACCGAACAAAATGGAGATGTATTATTTGCAGCAAATGACGTTGCAAAAGCTTTAGGATATTCAAATCCAAGAGATGCGGTTATCCGTCATTGTGATTCAGAGGATGTCGTTAAACACGACACCCCTACCATAAGCGGTGTTCAATTAATGACTTACATAAATGAGAGCGCAATGTACGCTTTGGTTTTTGGTTCAAAACTAGAACAGGCTAAAGAATTTAAAA